GGTGGAAGTCAAATCACTACCCAATATTAAGAAGTCTTTCCTTTAATTCTTCTGTTATCTCTATTTTGCCAATAAATGCTTCTTTATCAAATATTCCCTGCTCCTTAAGTGCGAACAATTCACCTATGTCATTTATTTGTAGCTTTTCTTCTGATTTCCTGTTTAATTCAGATGTTATGTCTATTTCAGAATTTGCAAATTTTAATGCTGTTTCTGTCGAAAATCCTATTTGCTTTGCCAATAATGCCATTTGCATATTCTTATATGTGTCTACAGGCAAATTTCTATGCAGTATGATTTCTATCATTCTAAAATCATATTCAGTTTGATTTTTAAAATTTATTCTGTTTGTTATCAATTCCCACATTCGTTTTAACCCTTTTTTAAGTATTCCGTCAGGCGTTATTGCATACTGTTCTTGACTGTCAAACTCAATTCTTTTACTGTCTCCGCTCTGTGCAGATGCCATGCTCGCTTTATTCATATTTGGTATTCCAATTATCGCAAATATATCATTCAAATATCTGTCTGCTACCGCTAATGTTTCTATATGCTGCGGATCTCTATATAGCCATTCAAGCTTAGTTAACCCATTCATTGCTAAAAATCTTGACTCAAGTATTCTCTTTTCTTCTGCTATACGTTCTTGTATATCAATTGGAGGATTCCATCCTATTGCTATTAATTTAGCGCTTACTGCGTTGAAATACATCAAGAATCTTAATCCNGATATTGCATCTTCATACGCATCAATCAAATCCAATACAGGCTCATATACCGCTAATCCGTCAGGCTGTTCAAACGGTATTATCGGTACATCATTCCAATGCATTTCTTTTATTGTCATTTCTTCAAGTTCTCCGCTTATTGGTGAATAATCATAGAATTTATATGGTTNNCCTGTTTCTGTAAATATTCGTCTGCTCGTATCCGTGATTATCTCAATCTTCTTATTTAATTCGCCTTTATCATCTTCAACTTCATATATTCTTACCATTGCAACAGGATACGGTGGTATCCCATAATCGTAAAACACTACTGTATCTCGGCTGTTAAGTGATATATACTCAATCTCATTGTTGTAATTCTCTGTAACATATATATATCCTGCTCCTGTTGTCAAATAATCATGCACTACATCTGTTATCGCATTCTTGGCATCATTATATCTTACTATATCGTCAATTATTTCCTGATATTTGTCTGATTCTTCACTGTTTCCATTTGTGTTCCTTGATATTACTGTGTATTCAGGCGGTTTCCCTGTCAAATATCCTTTTAATTTTGTTACTATCAAATATTCCCACGGTACTATCGTACTTGATAATCCTGTTAATTCATCAATTTTTTTGTNACTCTTCATTATTTCTGTTCCTTTTTCTTTTCGTATATACCGTTTGTATAATTTTTTTCTATGTTCTAATATTGACTCTACTTCTTTAATTATATATTCTATCTTTTTTGTTGTTATGTCTATAAACCATTCTTTTTCTTTTTTTAACATTATTCATTCATCTCCTAAATATATTTGNTAAACTTAAACTTATCGGTGTTATTGTACAACTGTTNCCTTCATCAAGTATTCTTAATGCACTCGCTAATGAATCTATAGCATCATCATGTTTTGCTCCGTTGAAATACTGCATTATCTGCCGTATATACTCTCTGTCTGTTTCATCCAGAAATATTATATTATTCCAATGCTTTATTATATATTCAGTTATTTTTTGATGTTTACTTTTACTCTCTCTATACTTTGTCGTCATTACTCCTTTTCTCTCTATCTCATCTGCCAAAAATCCCTCGTCTTTATTTATCTCAGTATGTACCCTGCCTGTCTTATAATATTTAACTTTTTCCAAAAACTCATTTAGACAATTCCTTATGTCTCCTTGCTCTATCATTCCATATACGTATATGTTATTCCCTTTTTTATTCAATAATGTTAATGCCGAAAAATCACTGCTCAGTATCTGACTGTATGCCGCATCTATATGCGCTACCCCTCCAATCAGTAATTCTTTTTGCTCTTCTTCACTATATCCTAATTCCGTTTCTATAAATCTTGCTGGCGCTAATGTTATTTTTGCTTTTGTCGCTGTATGCTTTAATTCATAGTTGCATTCAAATAATCCCGGCTCATACTCATTTTCTTTTCTTGCTTTATCTATCTGTTCTTCTGTCATAAGTCCTGTCGTGTAACAGTCGTAATACTTCTTATTAGGCATTACTAACTCTAAACAATCCTCATAATGCCATGGTGTCGCTGTATGATATTTATATGAACCGTCTTTTATTAACTTGCTAAACTCTAAGTAACTTCTTATCGTTTCTATTCGTATCCGCTCTGAATATCTATCATTCTTGTCTGTTATATCGTCAAACCATATGAAATCATAGTGACCTCCTGTTGCGCTCGACCCTATTGCCATCCCTGTCAATTGCTCAGTTCCTGTTATTCTATTCGTCAAATTTGTAGTTATCGACATTGTCGTTCTTTTTGTAAATTCTAATTCTATTCCATATAATATCCTAATTATTTGCCTTGTTATTTCATGATTTAATATATTGTATATCGTACTTATTATCTCTGCTACCTTGCTCTCTACTTTCCTTACAAATAATATTGTCAAATTAGGCTGCAATATCATCTTTATTGACACTCCTATCGCTCCACACGTTGTCTTCTTGCTTCCTCGATGTGCTACTAATGTCTCATCTTGTATCGGTGTTATTACATTCTTAATCCACTCATTATGCATTTCCGTAAACTCTACAGTTTGCTCATGTGACATCTCTAGCATATCTGCAAACTTTGACGGATATTCTATAAGCATTTCTAGTATTTCTTCTTTGCTCATTGCTTTTTTATCCTGTTTATATATTCTTTTATGCTTAGTTTCTCTTTTTCACATCCACAATGACCGTACTTTTTTGCTTCTTTTATTGTCATTACTACTGTATTACCGCATTTGCATTTGAATTTTCCTATATATCCTAAAGATAATGTATCTTCTATTATTTCTATTAATTCTAATTTTATATACTTCTTTTTGAAGTTTTTTATGCTTATTTTTTCATTCATTTTTTTCTCCTCCTATTACTCCTATCTCTATTATCCTCTTTGCCGCTTCTTCTTTCTTTTTCTCTCTTATATTCTCTATCATTTTCGCTATTTTTTCTTTGTTTTCATTGTTAGGTTCTGTTTCTTTTCTTTCTATTGTTTCAAATCCTGCTCTGCTTAATATCTCTTTTGCCGCATTTAATCTTATTTGCGGTATCTCATTGTCAAGTAAATCTATTAATGTATCTATTGATTTCGATACCGCTCCTGTTATTCTTTCGTAATTTTCATAGAATACAACTTGCTTTTCTTTATTGTATTCCTCTATATAATATGGTTCTTTTAACCAGTCTCTTATGTCTTTTAATCTTATTCCTAATAACTCCGCTGTTGCCGCATGACTATATCCACAGTATACCATGTATAATATTGATTGCTTTTGTTTTTCTGTTAATTCTTTTACTATCTCTACTTCGTATTTTTTTTCATTTGTTTTCAATCAATATCACCATCTTTCGTTTTTGTTATTTTGTTTTATTATTTGTTGTTTTTTATTTCTTCTTTTTTTCTCTTTGCTTCGCCTCCTCTTATATGTCTTTCTTTTTTGTTGGTTTCCATTACTTCCCTATATTTTTGATATAGTTCTTTATCAGTTTTTTTTAATTTTCTTTCTATATATTTATATAATGTATCATGTATTATTTGTTCTTCTTTTTTTTTACTTTCATTATACTTATCTGTCGATTCTCTTATTGTACACCCTGTTTCTATTATCGTTCTTAACACTTCTTTTATTTTTTCATCATCTATTTTTTTTCTCATTTTTTACTCCTTTTTTATCAAATTCTCCTAAATATTTCAGTATTGTCATATATATGTCATGTTTTTCTCTCCTTGTTCGATTGTCTTTTATAAACCACATTATTACTTCTTTTTCTATATCTTTANATTCATTATACCCTTTCTTCTTAAATTCCTTTTCATATTTAATCCTATATTCATTAAACTTTTTATTTGCAAAATATCCTATTTCGTATATTTTATTATATTCATCAAATAAATCCCATGATTTTTCCTCACTTAATTTTATCATTCTTTTTCTTGTGTGCTTATATATCTTTTTTTTCATTTTAATTACCTCTTTTTTTATAAAATAAGCTTGTCTATATTTTTTATTATATCATATAGTTTTGGGATTGTCAAGTGTTTTTAAGTTAATGCTTGTATTTTTGGATTTTTTTATAAAAAATTTTTTGAGGGGTTGAGATGCCCCCACCCTCCATGTTTTAAATCGGGTGGTAGGGGGGTGGGCGATGTGTTGTGTCGTCNNGCCANTNGCGTNGAGTTGCCGGCATTGGCGTCGTCCAGCAGGGGCGTCGTCCAGCAGGCGCGCGTCGTCCAGCAGGGGCGTCGTCCAGCAGGGGCGTCGTCCAGCAGGGGCGTCGTCGTCAGCGTTAGTTACGTTATCGCAAACAATAAGCAAAATGCACAAAAACAAACCAATAACTTTGTGCAACTTTTTTTCAAAAAACTATTGACAAGCTTGTATAAATATGTTATAATGAATATAGAAACAAAGGAGTACACCACTCCACGCAATATGTATAGCCCCCACCTGATGAGAGCTGAGAGGTGCTCAGCCGAAACACCGTTGCAATAGTGGCGGTGTCGTGGGAAACCATAATAATTAAAAAAGGAGTTTTAAAAATGAAAACAATAAAAGAGATAAAAAACGAAATCTCTAAAACAAAAGCAGGTTCAGCTTGGGAAAAAGGTGTAAAGCTGTATGCAATAGAGATTCTTAACAGGATTACCGAGGACAACGGAGACGACTATACACCTGATACAATTGATACACTGAAAAAAGATTTGCTTAACGGTGCNGNCAACTGGGAGNTATACAGNGAAAGCGGANGTACTCTAGNATNCAACGAGGACATATGCAATAGACTATGTAGCCCAACCGAGAAAATTAAGCGTGCAAATGGTCGTTACAACCCTAATAAGCAAGAGACATGGCTAGATGTGCAAGCAAGGGCATTGAAACAAGCGGAACGGTTGATAATCTCAAAATTTTAAAAAATAAAGAAAGAAGGAATTAAAATGAAAGAACAAACACTACTTGAAAAAATAAGAGCGATAAAAGAGTTGGAAATTTTGATAGAAGAAGCCCAACACTAAATTGACAGCTACAAGGACGACATAAAAACGGAGCTTGAAAAAAGACAAATAGAAGAAATGACTGTAGACATATTCAAAGTCAAGTACACAACCGTAACATCAAACCGAATAGACACAACAGCGATAAAAAAGGAACTGCCAGAGGTCGCCGCAAGATACAGCAAGCAACAAACAATAAAACGATTTACAATAAATTAGCCCGTCTGATGATGGCTGAATGGTAATCAGCCGAAACCGCCACAAAGGCGGTCACGGGAAACCGTAATAAACAATCTGTATAATAGCAAGTGTAATTATACAGAAAGTAAAAAAGGAGGTTAAACTAATGCCTGAATTTTGGATAACGCCAAATAAGACTGTACTAAATAACACAATAGTCGGTTGTTGTGATACGGTATTAGACGGAAACGGGATAGCAAATGCATTAACAAGATATGGTTTNCCGTCAATGTTTTTGAGCGTATGTCACNCTGCAAGTGTATCTACATATCATTTTGACCTTAACGACATAAGACGTGGTAGCGACCGTAATATATCACAAGCATTAAAACTTTTATCAATGCAAATAAAAAAGGAAGCCACGAGAGCAAAAACTAAAACAGGACATTATGCGATACAGATACCAAGAGACAACAGACAAACAGTGTCATTATTACAAGCAATGACGAGTGGAGACGAATTCTTGCAAGCGACTGCAAACCATAAAGTATCAACAGCATTTGGACTAACAACGGAAAACAAAAGCATGTGGACAAAAATATCAGACATGCCGCATATGTTGATAAGTGGAAGCACTGGGAGCGGTAAATCTGTATTACTTAATAGTATGATATGCTCGATGTTGTTCAGATGTACACCAGTAGATTTAAACTTAACGCTAATAGACGTGAAAAGAACGGAATTAACACAGTATAACGGTATACCACATTTGACACAACCAGTAATAACAGATGTTGAGCAGGCAATAAATGCATTAAAAACAGAGAAATACATAATGGACGAAAGATATAGAGACATGGAAGAAAACGTATGGAAGTTGTTGCCTGACCAGTATGCCACAAGAGTAATCATAATTGATGAATTTGCGGTATTAATGTCAAAAGCAGGTAATGAATTTGAAGAATTGGTATGCGAGATAGCGGCAAAGGCAAGAGCGGCAAAAATACACTTGATACTAGCAACACAGACGCCGAATTCAGACGTAATAACAAAGCAACTAAGAGTTAATATACCTACAAGAATAGCATTGAAAGTATCGACATCAACAGATAGCAGGATATCAACAGGAATGACAGGAACCGAAGCGCCAAAGGCTGAAAAGCTACTAGGACAAGGAGACGGTTACTATATCAACGGAATAGATGTAATACGGTTCCAAAGCGCATATACAAGCGAAGAAGAAATAGAAGCAATCATAAACCATTGGAAAAAATAAACTGAGAAAGTGAGTTATTGAAATGGAATACAAAGAAATTCTAACCAAAATAGCGAATGAACAAATTAATCACTTGATTAAGATGTTGGAAAAATACGAAAATATGGACAAAGATTACATAAAAGGTTACATTGATGCCTGCTTTGAGTACAAAATAATAACGAGAGAAGAAAAAGAAAAATTTATTGAAAGGGTTGACGGTTATGAAATTTGAGGAATTTATGAACCAACTGGGTTTAGATACAACTGTTGAAATAATACTGATAGGAAGTGACACATGTGTAAAAATCACATCTTTACAATGGCTCTATAGGTACGAGTGCAAAAACTACAACCAGAAAGAAGAGAATGAATATTTGACAAGAGTTGAACAGGAGTTCGAAAAAGCAGGACTAGAATTTAAAACAGCGACAATAATAAGTATACATGGCTCAAAAAAAGAACTTGGTGAAATAAGAATTTACGTTGAATAGCCCACCTGACGAGAGCTGAGAGGTGCTCAGCCGAAACACCGTTACAATAGTGGCGGTGTCGTGGG